CATACTGGTACAGCCACTTTTGAGGGCGGCGTAAATACTAATAGCGGTAGTTCCATTCAGTTGGCAGCTTCGGGCATTGAAACTGGTGACTATCCAATATCCGCTGATCTCACTTTGTTCCGTGGTATTTATGAGGATGGCAACCGTACAGATAATGCGTCGAAACTCATCGGACAATTGTTTTATCACCACAACGCCACCGGAAATGTTTATGCTCACCATGTGTTTGGTACCCTGCCAACTACAACGTCGGCAGGGTGCGTTGCAATTAAATTTTATAAGAATGGAGGCGGCAATTTGCAGCATGGTCATATTGCTGTTTTTGGCATTGCGGAAAGCTAGGAGAAATTATTATGGCAAGGTCTGATTACACACATAAGACGGTGACTGATTGTGCCACGGGCAAGACAGAGCGTGTAGCTTTGAGTGAAGCTGAGATCGATGAGTTCGTTGCTATGGAGACGGCTTGGACAAATGCAGGTCCTACAAGAGCGTGGGCGGCTATTCGTTCAGAGCGTAATGCGCGACTCGCTCAGACAGATTTTTATTCGCTCAGTGATGTCACGATGTCGGATGCAATGACTGCACATAGAAAGGCTCTGCGAGATTTGCCAGCCAACACCGATGACCCAGAGGTATTTGTTGAAAGCTGGAATACTTTTCAGCGAGGCGATGATGGTGCGTCTGATCCTTGGCCCACGAAACCGGAGTAAATGATGTCAAACTTTCTCAACTTTAATGGCAACCAGGGAATGTCCTTCAAGACGTTCACTGCCTCTGGAACTAGTTATACCCTAGACAAGTCAGCCAGTACAAATTCAGTGCTAGTCAGCGTAGGCGGTGTAATGCAACAACCTGGGGTGGATTACACGGTGAGTGGAACTACTCTGACCAGTACGTCAGCTTGGACTGCTGGGGTTCAAGTAGACACTTTTATAATTCATAAGCCTGGGACTGCCCCAACTATACAGGATAATAGTATTGATAGTGACCACTATGTCGATGGCAGTATAGATACTGCACACATTGCTGCAAACGCAATTGATGGGACGCTTACCAAAGACGCTCTGATAGCAGATTACAGCGATGTCACAATTACTGCCTCTGACCTTATAATGTATGGAGATGCAACGGACAGTAACAATACCAAGCGAGATACAGTGCAAGGTATATTAGATCTGGCTGGTAGTGGATTAGTTCATCTGTCTTCGCAAACAGCATCTAGTTCAAGTTCTTTAGATTTTACTCAAATTTCGTCAACCTATAATACATACCTTTTTCTCTTTGAGAATGTTTTACCTGCCACGGATAATCAATCTTTTGGTATACGCACCTCTACTGATGGAGGATCAAGTTATGATTCTAGTAGTGCCAATTATAGACGAACAGGCTTTTGGGAAAATGGTGGCTCTGTAACTGCCAATGCAGATACACAAACTCTAGGCTATTTTGTAAGCCCTGGAGTATCGAATACAGCGGCAGAGGGTGGGGTGTGTGGAAGACTTGAACTATATAATCCTCTTGGTACTAGTAAAACACTTTGGGTAGCTACAACAGTTGCATCCGATGGCACAAATGATCCCGCTACAGGTGTTTTTGGTGGGCATAGAGAAAGTGCCGCAGATGTGGATGCTGTTCAATTTCTCTATGGTTCAGGCAATATTGCAAGCGGAACTATCCGAATGTTTGGGTACGCAAAGTCATAGGAGAGTAGGATGCCTAGATCAGATTATACACACAAAATGGTAGATGGGGTTAGAGTTGAGCTATCAGAGGGAGAGATAGATCAGCTTGTCGATAATGAAGCCCAAGAAGCCAAAAGAGCTGAAGACTACGCCAAGATTAAATACAAAGATGACCGCCGAGCAGAATATCCAGTGGTAGGGGATCAATTAGACGACTTATACAGAAAAGGTGCGTTCTCTAATGACATGGCTGCACAAATAAAAGCCATTAAAGACAAGCACCCTAAACCGGAGTAAATAAATGACACAAACACTATTAGACCAACGTGTCTTAGGGGTAGGCACAGCCCTAGATGATCACACAATTACTGCCAGTGACGTAATTAGTTTTGCAGACGTGGGAGCGAGCAACGCGATAAAAAAGGACACAGTGCAGGGTGTTTTGGATCTGGCTGGCGGCGGTGCGTGGAATTTTATTACATCCGTTACAACAAGTGGGGGTGCAAGTTTCGAGTTCAAGCATGGAACAAATAATGTAGTCTTAGATAGTACATATGCTTTATACGAAATTGTTATTACGAATATCTTCACTTCTGTAGATAATCGTACAATGCTCATGTACGCAAGTACTGATACAGGATCTAGCTATACCGCGTTAACGTATGCATATCATGAAATAATAGTCGATAGCAGTAGTGGATCTTATAACGGAACGACAACCAATACTGATAGAATTGAGTGTGGCCGAGCGTTTGGGAATCAAACTGGAGAAGCTGGTTTCTTGCGAATGACCCTTGCTGACCCAAGCAATACAAGCAAATACAAAATTGTTGATTTTACAGGGGGCCAATATAATTCAAATACTCATTATCAAGCAAATATGGGGGGAGCAGTAATCAAAACTAACAGTGCAGTCGATGCTGTAAAATTTAACCCAGAAAGTGGCAACATTACGTGCTTCGCTGCTTTATATGGCTTATCGAAAACGTAGGAGATTTGCATGGCACGTTCTGATTACACACATAAAATGGTTAATGGTGAGCGCGTTGATCTCAGTGAGGCTGAAATTGATGAATGCGTTGCTCGTGAAATCCAAGCAGTTAAAGATGATGAGGCTTATGCGTTGGTAAAATACAAAGATGATCGTAAAGTAGCCTACGGTGATATAGGCGATCAGCTAGACATGAGGTACAAAGACTTACTAAATGGTACTACCACTTGGAAAGACCATATAGCCAAGGTTAAGAGCGATTACCCCAAACCTGAATGATCAAGGTAGGTAATGTATGGTACCCAAAGTCCCAAGAGAAAGAAGCAATAGCAGCATTTAAAATGTTACGAAAGGCATGGATAACAGAACGAAGAAAGATGAGTTTATATGGAACCTATAAGCGCAACAATAGCAGTTATCGCAGCCGCAAAAGGAGCCGTTGAAGCTGCATCTAACATTAAGGATATAGGAAATTCCTTAGAAGCATTATTCTCTGATTCTGAGAAGGCAGAAAAGAAACCTAAAAAGAAGGAGAAGAATAAACCTAGTACCCGTATGCAACAAGTCCTCAGAATGAGGTCAGGTGATGAAGGTTATGATGACGATACTTCTATAAGTGCAGTAGCCAATAAAGTTTTAGAGGAGAAACAGAAGACTCTAGCTTTACAAGGATTGGCTAAAGAGATAGATAAGAAGTGGGGAGCAGGTACTTGGGAAGAAATAAAGAAACAACGAATTAGATTAATAGCAGAAAAGAAAGCTTCGGAACAACTCGCTAAAGAGAATGCTTTACGTAAGGCAAAAGCAGATAAAGTATTCTGGCATAAGTTCTGGGTTGAAGCTGGTAAAGTAGTATTAATTCTTGTATTTGCTTGTCTTGTTGTGGGATTTGTAATGTGGGCAGCAACTGCCCCCAAGATAAGGTGATAGGATGGAATTTGGAATACGTGAGTTAGTACAGTTTGGTACGTTACTGGCTAGTTTAGCAGGTGCTTTTGCAGTTGTCAAGTCCCAATTATCAAGAGTTATACAAGATATTAAATATATAAATACAGAACTACATGAACTTAATACCAGACTAGATAGGGCAGAAGCCGACTCTGCTGTAGTTAAACATCAAAATGATGTCTTTGGTAATATACTATCCCCTGCTAACTTAAAAGAATTGAATAGAAGTATAGCTGAATTACAAACTGAGATGAGAGTTGTGCATAAGAACTTAGATAAGATATATACTATGCATAACGGAGATCATCCCCCTGTGAAAGGATAAATAATGCTAACTTTACTATCGTCACTATTGGGCTTTGGTACTAGCTTTCTCCCGAAGGTAATGGATTACTTCCAAGATAAGCAGGACAAAGCACATGAACTTGCATTAATGGAGAAGCAGCTTGAGCAGCAAATACAACTAGGAGAGTTAGCACTACGTAAATCCCACATTGATGCTGATACCGAAGAGTTTAAAGCAGTACACCGTCACGATACAGCAATTATGAAGAACTCTTCCCAATGGTCTGTAACCCTATCCTCAACAGTCCGTCCCGTAATAACATATTTATTTATGTTACTTTTTATTACAGTTGAAGTGTCAGCATATTGGGTGCTATTAAATCAAGGAGTTGATGCTCTTGGTGCAGTAGCTATTGTATGGGATGAAGAGATTACTAGCCTATTTGCTGCTATATTAAGCTTCTGGTTTGGTGGTCGTGAAATACGCCGAAGGGAAGGTAAGCTTTGAGGTGTAATGATGCTGGTGTTGAAATTATTAAACACTTTGAAGGATGGTCTGCAAAAGCATACCAAGACCCTATCGGCATATGGACAATAGGATTTGGTAGTATATGGCAATTAGATGGTGAGCGTGTAACAGAAAAAACCCCTCCTCTAACTAAAGAGGAAGGGGAAGTTCTATTACGCAGAGAATTGCACCATGTAGAAAAAGCTGTAGATAGACTAATAACAGTTGAATTAACAGAAAATGCGTTCTCAAGTTTATGTAGTTGGTGCTATAATTTAGGTAGTGGCCGCTTAAAATCATCCACCCTACGAGCAAAACTTAATCGGGGTGACTACAAGGGAGCAAGCGCAGAGTTCCCGAAGTGGCGCAGGGCCGGAGGGATAATACTCTCCGGTCTTGTTCGTCGCCGTGTAGAAGAACGTAAACTGTTTGAAGCTTAATGCATCCTTTCTAATTTAACTCTTGTATTTCTAGCATCAAGAAGTTTTGACATCTTTTTATTATTCTTAGCTGCAACTTCTAATGTATCTACTTCTTTTATGGAATTGGATCGTAAATCTAATCCGTAGTTATCCCCCATTAGTGCGTGGTGGTCTACCTCGTGTTGTTCTACTTCATCATTGGTAACGAATACACGTATCTGTGTATGTCCAAATGGTGACATAGAACCACATAAAGTTGATAAGAAATTATCTACATCAGAAGCTTTATTGTATTGTTTAATACCTCCTAATCCTGCTTTCTGATCACACATCCCGTTCTTATAGATGAATATTTTCATCTTCTGTATACTCCTTTGTAACACGGTTCCATACTTCTGTCAAGCTATCATTTATCCAACGAATAGCATCAGTAGTTGAATCAATTAATTCCCAATTATTATTATGCCGCTCAAGCTCCTTTCGTATAGCATCGGGAGGAGCTAAACTATGTTCACATTCTAGTTGCCCTCCTCTATTCATATACAAAGTAAATGATGCTACTTCTGCCCATCCTTTTTTATTTAAGTTCCGCATGAACCACCCCTCCCAGTAATATCGCAGATGTCGCTTATTTCAACATGCTCTTCAAATTCTTCACCTAGCTTATCGACAGCATCTTTATAATCAACTTTAACTAATGGTTGCCCACCCCTGCTACCATCAGGATAGCATGTAAATCCCCGTAACCTATGAGCGTATGACGCAAGAGTTGTTGTGAAATCATCTACTTTATCTTCGTTATTTTCTTCTGTACCCCATTTTGGTAAATTAATTGTTGAAGAAATACTCATATCAACATAATCCTGAATATCAGCTTGGAATTTAATCCTTGCTTCAGGGTTGGTAGCAAGAGTTAATGCACTGTCAACCTGGTCAGGGTCCATTCCGTATTCATTATACATCTCTTGACCTACAGCATCAACTACATATTGGTAGTGCCATCTCGTTCCTTTGAGATATCTCCTTTTATAAGCTGCTGCAAACATAGGTTCAATCCCCGTAGTAGTTCCTGCGAGGATACCAATGCTGCCTGTTGGTGCGATGGCTCTGTTGGCGCAAGGGCGGCTAATTGAAAGTGTATCTGCATAACTTGCGCTTGTATAGTTTGATACGCTTTCGTAGACTTTGAGCCATCTGTGTAGTTCGGGGGTAACTTCATACTTTTCTCCTTTCCTTATTAACCATTCATGTATACCCATTAATCCTAGCCCCAACCTACGGTTCTTTTCGCGTACTTGGTTGACCTTTTCATATGGTAATTTTGCAACAAGTGTCCCGCATAATAAGAAAAGGGTTGCGAGTTCGACAATATCTTTGAACTCTGCAAGGTTATCAATCCTGCCAAGGTTGATGGAGCCAAGGTTGCATACGTCACTATCATCTGCGGAGGTGACTTCTGTACACGCATTGCGGAGTGTGTCTTTTTCATTCTCCCAGAAGTTGAATGAGAACCCTGGTTCCCCTGTTGATAAGGCTTGTCGTACATTCTTCTTGAATATTGATCCGACATCTCCAGTATTCCAATAACTTTCAATCCAGTTTGTGTCATAATTCACCGATATATTAGTCATGTCCATAGGAGCATGGTAGTTGAAGTCTGCTTCTTTTAGATCACCGATTGTTTTATTCGTACCTGATA